ACATCTATAAGCTGTAAGTTCACAGCCCTCGAAGTGTCTAATTAGTTCTAATCCATTTTCTGATATTTTCATTTGTTTCCTCATAAGATTGGGGAGTCCTAGAACTCCCCTAATACAATCTGACAGGTTATGTAAGTACACTAATGCTCTGCACTATGATGCCACCGAAGGCTATGACTAATGTATAATTAGCCACCATGTTGCAAAACTCTCCGTTCTCACATATACTATCACGAACTTTGTAAGCTATTGCTTTCATTTTAGTTTATCTCCAAGATTTTCTTCTTGGAATCTGGAGTTCGTGATAAGTTGATGGTCAGTAATCCGTCTTGTAGATTTACCTTGTCTACTAACAGGTCGGCGTTTAGAATAAATCTTCGTTCAAAAGATTTTAGACTAAGACCCTGATGAACAAATTCTTCATCATTACCTAGTTTTGTGTCTTTTTTACCCTTTATGTGGAGTTCTTTGTTATCAAAGACAATCTCCAGTTCTTCTTTCTTCCAACCGGGCACTGCAACTTCTATACGATAGTTGTTGTTCCCTGCTATTAAGTTATATCTAGGATATCCACTTTCCGTATAAGACGGTAATGTGGGCATATCCAATCCAAGCCAAAATTTACTTAAATCTATACTCATTTTTTATCTCCATAATTCCTTTTCAGTAAATATTCACGTTCCTTTTCAGTAAACGCACCAATTGTAAGCCAAAACTATGACTTACAGAATAATTATATCAAATTTTAACCTTGATGTCAAGAACTATTTTTCAGAGTCATCAAACTCTATAAGTCCCTTCTCCTCTAAATAGTCTACCGTGGATCGGATTCCGATTTGTTTTCCTATTGTGTATGCACAAGCTATGCACATAATTAAAAATATTATTTCACTTATTTCATTATTTATCATTTGTATATTATAACAACAGTAAAACCTCATGTCAAGGATAATCTATACCATTGCTGAAAATAGTACTTGACAGTACCTTTTAAATTTAGTATAATATCTGTATGAAATATAAAAAAGCAATAGAATATTTACACAAAGCATTTGCAGAACTTCCTGAAGGAGTTGAACTTACAAAAGGTGGAGTCGGAGAACTTGCACTCGCAAATCATCTCGGTCATACACTTGTAGATGGAGACAAAAATGCTGATGCATACCTCGGTGAGCTAGAGTATGAATACAAGATTAGTCATACTGACCAATTTAATTTTAACTTTGGAACGAGACAAATGCAGAACGGCATGGAGTGGCAAGATAAGATTCGTACGAAAGTATCTAAGTGGGAAGGAGCATACTGTGCCCGAGTCATTGGAGTAACAGTCGAGGAGGTTGCCTACATTGAAAGCAAAGTTCTGCTCGATTACTTACTAGAACACTTTAGTAAGACGAAAGGACAACTGCTAGTGAAGAACTTTTCTATGAAAGCGTTCAAGGCACTTAAAAATAGTTCTTGACATCAAGTTAAAAATCGAGTATAATATCAGTATGAATAAATGGACAACAGAGCAATTGGATTATCTAAAGAGGCACTACAATGTGCTACCAATAGAGGAACTTGCACAGAAATTAGAACGCACTGAAGACAGTATCGTATCAAAAGTATACTATCTTCGTAGGCGAGGTTTTACTTTTCACAGGAGAGCAGATGCCAAGTGTTAATCTAAAAGGAATGTCCTTCGAGAAAGGACTTAGAATTTTCCGAAAGAAGTGCATGAACGCTGAAATCAAAGAAAGATGCAGAGAGAAACAGTACTATGAAAAACCCAATGCTAAAAGAAATGCAGCGAATAATTATAGGAAGCGTTCACGACAGTTGGACATACTGAAGGCAGAACAACTCGCTACAAGAAAGAAATTGTCAATGAGGCACAGGTAGAAACGAAATCTACTCATTCAAAATCGTATCATAACTCAACTATACTTCATACCTTGATATATTTTCTTATTCTACACACCCACCCGAACACACAAATCCATACCCCTGAGAAAAACACTTCTTGCATTCTGTTGAAAAGTATGATAAAATAAATACATAATTTGATATACAGTCAATACGAACTACCGATTACACTCGTTAGTCCTAACTGATGAATGACGCTAGAACGAAGCGCAAGCGAGAGTGATAGCGGAACATCTAATCAAGGACAAAGATAGAGTGTTAATTGTATAATCAATATCAACAAGATACAACCAAGTATCGACTAAGCTCGACTCAAGAGCTTAATAACACCCACACTAAACACCAATTACTATAAACTTATCTTTAATTTATGAAACTTGTGCCAACCGAAAATTTTTTTGACAATAAAAAACCGCCACAAGGACGGTTCAAGTTATGAGTGGTTCTTCTAGTTAAAACCAACCATCTTTACTTCTAGGTACGCCTTCAGGTTGTATCATTCTTAGCTTTCTCACGCTTATAGTAGCTCTGTGGTCATCTCCGAACTTTAGTCTTGCCTGAACCCCGCTGGGACTGTCGATAAGACCTAAGACCTCTGCATACTTGCCATGCTTTTCTGTTAATCCTGAATCTAGTATTTTTGCTACTCTCATATGTTCTCCTTTAATGCTTTGAGTGTTGATTTGGGTGCTTTTTCTAACCCTGCTAATTGCCATACTTCTAGCTCTAATCTTTCTGCTAGTTCTTGTACTATTTCTAGTTTGGTGACTGGCTTTTCACCCGTTTTGGTTGTGTACTCGGTTTTTCTATACACTCCTTCTCTTGATAGTTTTCCTATGATAGATTTTATACTCTTGTCGAGTTCCTTAGCTAATCTTTCAACTGTTTCCCTACTTGGGTCGATTCTATACTGATTAGTCATCATTTCTACTTGGTCTTGTGTGTAGTTTATTGCCATTTTGTTATATCCTCCCAACTACTTACTAGTATTCTTACTTGGTTCTCGCTAGAACCCCACTCTTCTGCAGCTATTCTTATCGCTTCTTCAGTTCCGTGTTGAGTTTCCCACCCATAAAATTCTAATTCTTTATCGTTCATGACTCTTTCCTCTCATAAGCATCCATTACTTCCTCTATAGACATTTGTGGTTGCACTATAGTAATATTCTTACCTTGTAGTTTATGTACTGAACCATTGTTATAGTAAACAAAATATCCCATACCAAAACCTAAGTCTCCTACATCTCCCTTGCAACAGTAGTGCTGGGATATTTTGTTTCCCCACTCCTCTGCTGCTAGAAAAATTCTTCGTTTTTGTACTATATCATCATACTGACTCATTAGCAATTCTCCCAAAATTGGTCTGCTAGTTCATCTAGTACTTCGTAAGGATAGATTGTTTCTCCATCTACTTCGTGTTCATCATGCCACTCGAAGTCATCCTCAGTACTGTTTAGACTAGGATATAAGTCATCAAACTGCTCACACAATGCTGTGCCATCAGTCTCATTGTAATCTCCTTCCCAAGCATACCAACCATCGGTTTCACACTTGTCAGAACCATAGTATTGTTTACCCATGAAGTTTCTAAACTCATCTTCATAAGTCATACTAGCAGTTACTTCGGTTTCATAGGTACTTGCGTAGAATTCCATTAGATTTATTACTAACTCATGTGGTTGTCTCCATGCACTGTACCCAGCGATGTACCCATCTTGACATTCGTCAATGTGACACCATTTAGCACCTACTTCTTCACAGTACCAGTCATATGAGTTCTCTAACTCTCCATCTTTGTCCAATCGTTTTTGTACTAAGGACATGAATGGTTGATGCTCTATCTCAACTAACTCTGTTATCTCATAGGGGTTGCCTTCATAGTCGTTTCTAGTTCTTTTCTCGCTTATTACTGAGTTATTGAACTGTTCATCTTCAATACCTTCTATGTGTATTGTAAAGTATACATGATTTGCCATTATATGTCTCCCTCTGCTCTTACTTCTGAGCGTATGATTTCAAATCCATTCGGATATCTACTCTCTAGTTTATTAATGTTCTCGTCCATTACTTCGTCTGGAGTAAACCCAAGTGCTATGCACCCTTGAACCCAGTACCAAAGTACGTCACCCAACTCTCTTTTCATGTGAAAAATCTCATCACTTGTGAACTGTGTATTGTTCTGAAACACTTTCTTTTTCACTACCTCAGCAAACTCTCCTGACTCTGCCATCATTCCTATTAGTGCAGTCATCAATCTTGCCATGTCGATTTCGCACTCTATTAGTTTACCATTCTGCATTGTATGGTTTCCCATAAGTTTGTCCAATCTATCACACATTTTAGTCGTATCTTTACTTGTTTCGGATGTGCAAGAGTCTACGAATCTCGCATAATCATTTATCTTACTCACGCTACACCTCCTGCGATATCGCTTATGAACTTTTCTAGATTTTCTACTTGTTGCTTATCAAAACCTAACTGTAGGTCTTTGCTACTAATCCATCTGCCATCTGCTAATTCGATGTCCATGAACTCACAGTTTCTTGCTGGGCATTCCCAGTGTTCAAACTTCTTTTGTGTATCTTTAGGGTATGCTATCCTTTTTATTGTACTACCATTCGCTCGCATACCTACAGCGTAATGTTTGTTATATTTATTTGCCAATGTCTTTTACCTCTTTCTTTGGTATCACTTGATATGCACCTTTGTTATAAGCAATAGATACCGTGTACTGCTTTGATACTTCTTTTTTATACGAGTTGTCTGCTGGAGTTTTGTACTCTCCGACTGGCATACTTGGTATGCTACTCGCTTCTTTAAATTGTTTTGTTTGTTGTTTTGCGAAATTTGGTTTCGCTTTCTTACTAGTGTATAGTTTCTTTACTTTACGCTTGCGACCATGTTGGTCATACATCATACTGCCCTTTATCATAGTATTTTACCTAGTATAAAAACCTGTAGAATTAGTACTAATACTGGCACTATTGTTCTTACTAGTTCAAGTCTATGCTTCATGTCTCTGATGTC